AGTTCTGGGTTATCTATTGTTGTATAAGCCATTATCCAAACTCCGCTAGGTTTTTTGTGTTAAGTGAAAAATAGCCGCTAGGAACTGCATACTCAAAGTTTCCATAGCCATTACCATCTGTGTTGCCAGATGAGATTGTGAAAGATTGTGTTCCTCCAAAGTTATATTCAAAAACATAAGTTGAATAAGTATAAGCAATATGACAAGGAAAAACTAAATTAGATGTGGTTGCCATAGTAACATTAGAATGTAAAGCACTTCCATTTTTATAAATAGAAATTTGTTTATCATCCATATTTAAAGCTATTCCCATAATATCTGCTTCTGCAAATTTTGCAGATGCTGAACCATCTTCACTTCCGTCAATTTGCATTTTACCAGTTGTATTATTAAAGACTGTTGATCCTGTTAATGCTTTAAAATCTACATTTTTATTTGTGCTTTCATCAGTAACACCTAAAAGCAAAAAATTTACATTACTTGCTGATGTAATTTTTATTTCCCAATACCATTTACCTTGTGAAACACCAAATGATGCTACATTTGTTTTATAAGCACCAGATGTCATACTAGATTTAAGATTTCCCTCACTTAAATCACCTTGATTAAAAGAGTTCCATAAAGGTGAAAGTGTGCAACTATTGTTGGTACAAGTATCTAGCGACTGATCTACTGCTGTAAGGTTATTAACTGTAAAGTCATTAGAGTTTCCAGATACATCATCTCCTAAAGCTGAACTATCTTCGTAATCAAGAT